TAAGCAGCAGCTTGGGTGGGGGTGCCTCGAGTAACTTCGAGATGGGCAGTTCCTCCAAGTAGTGTCTTAACAGTGGACAGTCGGGCTCGGGCTCCAAGGCAGATAAAACCCTGAACATGCAACGTTCCGGAAGCTCCAGTCTCGAACTGGAAGCAGTGGTACTCAACAGCTGGCGATGTAGAATGACGAACTTCCCGCAACAATGTCTTAATGTGCTTCCGGGGAGAATTAATAGTGTAGCACCATTGCTTAGACATACTTCCAGGGGTCTTAGGTTGGTCTCCGTAGGGAGATCGCTGTCTAATTAATTGGAAATTAAATACCTTCGGGTCTCGTTCAGGTAGTTCCGGTCGTTTCGGGGACTTGTCGCGACGACTTGACGCTTTGGGGCGTTGAGGGTTTCGGAAAGGTGCAGCAGGTCCTGTGCGCCTTGGCGTTGGAGCTTCCTCTTCATCGGAGGACGAAGAGAAGAGGTTGACAACGTTAGAGGATTCATCGGACGAGGAGGAACCGATGGATTCCCCGGAGTCGGAGTCGGAGTAGTCGATGGAAGCATCAGAAGACATGTACCTCGCTTTATCTTAAAGAGGGAGTCTTATTTGATGGGTTAGTAGCGGTGGCTGTTCGAGTTTTGAAGTCGAAAGTCTCGCTCTTATAAGGCACCAAACCCAAGTTGGGTTATGGGATGAATTTATAGATGGGAAATAGATCAGAAAGATCATCTATTTAGATCTGAGATCATCTAAACGCGTTTAGATCGTTCGAAGATCGGGATCGATCTGACGCACGTTGGAAAAGTTTTTCCCTAGTGCGCAGAGGGGGGGGTAATACTGGTTGCCCCCCCCAAAAATTTTTTTTTGTTCCGACGTAGTGCGGAACTCGAATAGCCGTTGGGGCCCCGGCCTGCGGCCTCCCCAACTACGAGTCGGAGCGCCTAGCGGCAACCGTAGCGACTCGCGGGCCGGACGAGCCGGCCCTTATTTTACCAAGCGCCTAGTCGTGTGGTCTGGAGAACCACTTCGGACGTGTAATTAATTAGCAGTATCCCTACGGGGTGCATTCGTTAAACTGGTACTATACATATATAGGTCAGGAAGTCGCCTAGTCGTAATTAATTGTTTATTAATTACTCGTCGATTATCCCTGGATATCATAGTAACGGAGGCGGAAGCCAAGTTGTATCACGGCATCAGAGGCACCAGCTACGGAAGCACCTACAGTGACAAGGTAAAGAGCTCCTTGGTCGACATCACCGATGGCTCCAGTACCGAGGTTTGCATAGGTAGTGTAACGACTTTTTCCCTTAATCTTAAGGTAGAGGTCGATGTTGTAGGCAGTAGAGTCCGTAGTAAGGGCTCCAGCATTACCTAAGCTGACATTACTCCAGCGGTAGAGGATCTTGAACCTCGCAGAGGCAGCATCATTGAGAAAGCTGTTAGGAGAAATGGTATTCAAGATGTCTGTGACGAAGGGAAGTGCACCTCCGGGCCGACGATCATAAACAATCATCCAGGCAGACTGGGTGAGGGTAGCAGCAGCGTCAGACTGAACAAGTCCTCGAATTTGAAGGCTCTTCATCATGATCTTCTTGCCTACACGTTCGCTTTGAGAGGCACCACGGGGAACAATGTTAAGTTGTGCAATACTACCGGTTGTGTTACCATTGTAAGCAGTAAGAGCAGTGTCAACGAAGTTTGCTGCACTTGCACGGCTCCTGACACGTCTACGAGAGGCAATCATGGCGGCAGAGCGAGAAGGATAAGACCTTTGTGCACGATACTTAACTCTCTTAGGTCTAGAGCTGTTGTAGCGTCCACTTTGGCGAGAAGACTCAGTGTAATTACGTTTTCCGACCATGTTACAGGTTTGAGAGAATTAATTTATGGCCGATAGTCTTTACTTTCCTAATTAGGAGGCCGATCGAGGTTCGCTACCAAAGTGCAGGTCGCACAGCAGGAGGAGGTTCATCTTGCTTACGGATAACATAGTAGTTCGCACCATCGAGTTGAAATGGATAGTATCGGGAGTAGTGTGGGTGAAAGGTAGGGTCTCCCTTGATGCACTCACAGATGCCATGGGCAATAAAGCCTAAGGTGTCGGCTACCTTAACAGCGGCTTCGCGGACAGATTTGTCGATGTTAAGGGAGACGATGTTGTAGTATCGCCAATGAAAATCGATCCCTAATTAATTAGATAATTAATTACTTCGAAGGAAAGGTCGCTTGTCGTTGACAGACTCCGGCTTGTACCACTCCGTGGGCTGAAGATTCGAGGTGAAAACAATAGCCTCAGGGCGGAACTGAATATGGTCGCCCTTGGAGTTGACCGTCATAGGATAGGTGTCCGTAAGCCTCAGAAGTTCGGTCCAGGACACTCTTCCTCCATGCATGTCGTCGAAAATGACGGTGGGATGGACATCGGGGTCGTAGCCATCAAACCAGGTGGTGTTGGAGCTTCCGGGGGGAACGGGGAAGGGTTTCCTGAAGGCAAATGCTGCGGCTGACTTGCCACAACCGGTTTCTCCGTCGAAAACAAAGACGAGAGACTTGTGAGTACGGGGCTGATGGACGAACTCAGTGCTAATTAATTAGGCCAATTAATTACTCACCGATACTTATTGAAAGCCTTGTAATGTCGGACCCAGGTGGGGAAATAATCGGCTGCGACGGTGGACATGGGCACTCCTGCATCGATTGCAGCTTTAACTTCCGTGAGATCATTGCGGGCTCGCTCTTGGTTGCGGGCGACTGGCAGGACGCCCCACTCGTAACAAAAGTCAGCGTGTCTTGGATCTCGCTTCGCTGGATCTTTACAGTAAGCAGCAGCTTGGGTGGGGGTGCCTCGAGTAACTTCGAGATGGGCAGTTCCTCCAAGTAGTGTCTTAACAGTGGACAGTCGGGCTCGGGCTCCAAGGCAGATAAAACCCTGAACATGCA